ACTTTGAAAAAGTGGAGGATTGATTATGAAAGCAAACCTAATATTTTTTCTTGCGATATTCATCATATCAGCATTATTCATCGGTCATTTCCGACTGACATTCTCACCGTTCAGTGTATCCTTTCTCTATTGGCATAGGACTGTAGGAGTTACTCTTATCGTTGCAGGATGCTTGGTTTACAACATAGGTGAGCATATATCAGGCTACAAGAAAGGACTGGATGAAGGTATGGAGATTGTTTTGAAAGAGTTAAAAGAAAGATACAATGAAGAAGATAATGTTCAATGATAAATATAGCCTAACCCAGGCTGTATTGGATGGTCGGAAGACTATGACGAGAAGGGTCTGCAAGTATGACAGACCAAATGAAACTTATGATATTGTATTCCCCGTTTTTGAACCAAATGATTACGATAATGACGGGAACATAGTATCTCCATTAAATTATGCTTTTGGTTGGAAAAACGACAAAGGAGACTTTACGGGTTGGAATATTCCAAAATATAAAGTCGGTGAGGTTGTTGCCATTGCGCAAAACTATAGCGATTGTGGTAATATGCCTGATTACGAATTGGACGAAGATGGCTATCCTATAATGCCAAAGAGAAGCGGATTTTTTAATAAAATGTTTGTCCGTGCTGACCTCATGCCCCATCATATCCGCATTACCGACATCAAGATAGAACGGTTGCAAGACATCTCCGATAAAGATTGCCTGAAAGAAGGAATTTACAAAGGACAATGCGGAAGTGCAGATACACATTTTATGGATGCTTATTATTATAAAGGGGACATTCAGCCTTATTGCACCCCTCGTGAAGCCTTTGCCGCCCTCATAGATAAAGTCTCCGGCAAAGGGACGTGGGAGTCTAACCCTTATGTTTTCGTTTACGAATTTGAATTAGTTGATTAACCATGAATAGAAAAGAATACCAGGAACACTGCAAGCATTACAGCCCCTACAGTGGACAATGCTACAAAAGGTCATTCATATCGGGTGTAGCAAACAATGTGCATGTGAACATGCGGTGTGACGGGAAATGCCCCGTATGAGTAATTACGACAAGAGAAATAAATTAAATAGCCTTGGACGGGCTTTGTAAAATCCATATTGATATGAAAAAGTATATTGGAACAAAACAGATTGAAGCCGAACCTATGACAAGAGGTGATGCGTGGGGAAAACATCTCCTCAGAGAAAAGCCGTCAACGGAAAATTTTGACGATGAGGGTTATCATGTTCGTTATGAAGATGGATATGAAAGCTGGTCGCCTAAAGATGTATTTGAAAAGGCATACAAGGTAGCTGATACTCCTCTTGACCGTATGTATATCGAATATAATGAGTTGATGGACAAACATAATAAGTTAGTCCTGTTTCTTGGCCGAAAAGATGCTGTTGAAATAGCTGGTGAAAATCAGGTCACTTTAATGGAGGTTCAAAAAGTACAGATGCACGACTACCTTCTTACTTTGAAAGAGCGCATTGGGTTAATGAAGAAATAAATATTGCCATACGGCGGTTGGACGTCTGCCGTATGGCTCAAAACAGAATAAATATGGATACAATGAATTGAGAGAAAACAAACACGGAAAAAGATATTGATTATGAAACGTGAAATAAAATTCAGAGCAAAAGCCATCTACCCATACAACTTTTTCAAAGGCGCATGGATAGATGGTTGTTATACAAATAGGCTATGGGGCGAAAAACTTGTCGATATGATAACTGATGGTGCGCATGAGATACCTATACCGATAGAGAAATTGAGGCAGTTTACCGGTTATTCGACAAGGATGGAAAGGAAATCTACGAAGGAGACATACTTGTATGCGGACAATGAATAGCTCTTGTATTGTGGAACAAAGAACTTGCTACATTCGCATTACAATTCGATTTTGAAAAAAAGTCGGCATGAGACCTTTAGGCGAATGGCATGCTATGACAGTCGTTAGTAATATTCACGACAACCCGAATTTGTTGAAAGAAAACAACCATGAGTAAATTAGAGCACATTGCCACAATTGATTACTGCTGCTGGCGATTGGGAAAGTTGAATGAGGCTCTTTCCAAGCCTAAATCGACTATGGAACAGTTGGTTGATAAAGCCTGCGGTTATAATGAAGTAGAAGAAGTGAAAAAGGAAGCTATAACCCTTTTGGAACAGATTGTTGAAAGTAAAAAGGCTATCGGTGTGAATTATTCGGGAGATAGCAAGTTCCTTGATAAATTAAAGAACAAAGAAACACATGAGTAAACTATACAAAGTAACCCTCTTCGGTAAATCATTCATTATAGGATGGTTCAGCCATGCGGACAAGTGGTATCATAAATTTAGTATAATATATTGAACCAATGAGAAGAGCAGACAGAATAATCAGAGACAAGTGTAAGGACGATATATCTAAGGCTGGCTAAGTATGGACTTACAAAAGTTAAATGCAGATAACATGAAAGAGAATAATATTTTAAACAAAGAGATTTATACAGAGGCTATGATAGCAGCCTCTAAGGTTGATTTCCTTGAGAGCAAGGAAGAGATTAAGATGTATGCTACTTCGCTGTATAACGCGATGATATGGGGTAGAAAAGTAAAATATTAAGTTTTTTATTTGGTGTTATAGAAATTAGAGGTATATTTGCAGCGTTCAACTTTTATCCAAAGGCAAGCGGAAGCCTGCCATAAGCGGGCATTTTTTATGCTTGCGAGTTTGACGCTACAATATAGTGGCTGCCACCCCCATAGGTATAGTTAATGCTATATCTGCCTTTGGATAGGTTGAACAATGGGACAGGGCAGCCTTTTTCTTTGCCCTATCCGAAAAGCCGGATATGGGCAGGCTACCAGCCCTATAATGCCAATAAAGTTCAATAAATCTATGGCACAGTTAAATGGAAATTACTTAAACGGCACAAACATTGCTGTATTGGGTACGTCTGCTCACGAAACGAGCGAAATTATGGTTTACGAACACCCTCTATTCGGTAAAGTTCGCATGTTTATAAAAAATGAAAAGGCTTGGTTTTGCGGAATGGATATTGCAACCTCTTTGCAGTATTCAAATACGCGTGACGCTATCGCAAGACACTGTAAATCACAGGGCGTCGTGATTCACGACGTCATAGATTCAATGGGAAGAACACAGCAAATGAAGTTTATCAGCGAAGGTAACATCTACCGGCTAACCGCCAAAAGCCAAATGCCGAAAGCTGATGAGTTTGAGAGTTGGATATTTGATGATGTTGTCCCGTCAGTAATTAATACCGGGAGCTATTCTCTCCAACCCCAACTTCCAAATTTCAATAATCCGGCAGAGTCTGCGCGGGCATGGGCGGACCAATACGAGAAGAACCAAATGCTTTCTTTAGAAGTAAAGAAGAAAGAAGAGGAAAAACAGGCTATCATAGAGGAAACAAAACCAGCTGTAATATTCAAAGACTGCGTGACTGGCTCAGCTACAAACATTCTTGTAGGAGACCTCGCAAAACTCATTACCCAAAACGGATATAACATCGGAGAAATAAGGCTTTACGACTGGATGGTAGAGAACAAATACCTTATCAGAAAGCAAAGATACAGCAAGTCGAAGGATAAATACATAAATGACTATATGCCCACACAGCGGGCTATCGAAATGGGATTGTTCTTTGTAAGGGAAAGACCCATAGTGTCAGGTGATAGTCCCATATTCATAAAACATACATGTTATGTGACCGGGAGAGGACAAGTATATTTCTTGAATAAGTTTAAAACATTAATAGGAGCATAATTATGAAAAGAGATGCAAGAACTCTGTTTTATGACATTATGTGCAGGGTAGAAGAAGATTGTACCTTAGCTATCTATTTTAATAAAGTTATTAACGAACTCGATATAGTAAAGATATTATTTGCTCCAAAAACATTTGAAGATACCAAGGAAGAAAATAGAGACTTTGCTGAACGGTTTTATCAGAGTTGTTTATGGGAACTGTGGTTTTATCGCTCTTTATCAAGGCTTCATGAATGGGATGATACCCTCAATAAATACTTTTCTGAATACGAAGGGAAGTGGAAATTTTATGCTTGTTCAAAAAGGATTGAATCTATCAACGAATATGGAGGTGAAGAATCAGATTACAATGAGGACGGCAGCATAAGAACTTTAAACCTAACCGAAGATGATTTGAGACATCATACAGCTCTTGGTGAAATGGTGCAAGATGATTGGAGGGATATTGTGCAAGAAACTACCTGTGCCGATTTACAGTACATGATTTCTTGTTTGAAAACTCATGCAAGTTTTTCTTTATCCGATGCTTTTAAGGAATGTTTCGGAAAAGAAATTGCTACTTATAAGCAAGATGAAAACGGCAATATGGTTCCAATGAGTTTTGCGGATAAGGCTATGGATAAGGCAGTAGAGCAATATACGGCTGACGGAATGGCTATTGGTATTACATTGGTTTGCGAATTTATCCAACGCATAATCAGGGATATTAGGGCAATGGATAAGTTCAGTGACAATAGAGACAAACTTATCCAAATACACAAGGACGTAAGAAATATCCTTGATTTTAACCTCGATGAAGTTTCCTATGTAGAGGAAATGCTCGAAGAGGAACGTAAAAACAAATAACATCAAGCTTTGCTCGCTTTATAAACGAGGTGGGCAAGCTTTATTCAATTCGTTCCCAAACTACAAAATTATAGTTTGGCTGATTTACAACGAATTACATTTTAAATAAAAGACTAAACAAATATTCATCATGGAAAGAAATACAACACCCGCTAAGAAGAAATACGACCTTAGCGCAATAGACGAATTATTCAAAGACTACATATCTCCCGAAGAATTACGGGAAGAGCTTATTGAACTGGCTTTTGATTATGTGCAATACGTAGATGACGGGAATACAGATTTTGTCAAATCGAACATGAGCACCATATATGTATTGTGCTGTGCCCTACAAGAAGTAAAAGAATTAGAGACACCAAGCTAATACCCTCACCAAAACGGCAAGCGGTATAACCCAATGGAGAACCCGTTCAAATCGTTCTAAACGTTCCATTGGATAACCCGGAAAAGGCGGCAATAGTCCATGTAAAGGACATTGTCCGCCAATTCAAGCAGTTCATCTATGTAATCCCTTTTTCGCATCACGTTCAAGTTTTCTACGTTGTTGGCGGTTTATACCATTTGCCGCGGCAAGGCTGTTCAGCGTCTCTTTCTGTTCGGGAGAAAGCATGTTATATACTTCTTCCCGGGATTTGCCTGATAAAATGGCTTGTACTATTTTCCACATAAGCTACGTCTGCAATGTTCACACAAAAATTTCTTCGCTACCGGGAACATCTTCTGTCCCACATATCCGCTAAGGTACTGCGCCTCTTCTCCATATGGGTCGATGCCGAACGCCCGTGAGATATGCCGGCATAGATGCCCCTTTTCATGGTCGAAAGAGTTTTGAAACTCTGCCGGGGAAGAGGTAAGGGCTATAACCATTACGGTCTGCCTGTTTCGGATATTGGAGTAAGTGATACCCGTATTCAGATTGCAGGAGCGCATGTTCTTATAGGCATTCACCAAATCCAGCCCCCTGCATCCTACCCGCTGAAGGTCGGCGATGATGCGGTCGGTATAATAGCAGTCCACCGCATAATATACCCTTACTTCCCAATCATAATCCGGTATGTAAAATTCCTGTATTATCATAGGCTACATCATCTGTTCCCACATGATAGGATTGCCGGAGCCTATGCAGTCGGCATAGAACCGCGTGAAAGGCATTCCATTGTAAGCGTCCACATCATCTATGTAATCCTTAATGAACAATGCGAGATGGGCTTCGTCAGTGATAGAACTTTTGTAGTAATCCGACTTCGCCATGTTTGCCACGTAAACGCTGTCGTACCCTGCATCCTTCTCCAGGTTTATACTGTACTTTTTAAGAAGTTCCTCTACCTGCTCTTTGCTGATTGGTTCAAGTTTTTCCTCCTTGCCCGTAGATTTGTTTTCCATCTTCATGCGGGAAACAGCCCATAGGCACATCTTCTTGCTGAAATGCCATCCGTACTGGCTGAGATAATCAGCCATTGCAGGCGGTATTCTGTCGTATGTATCTAATCTTTGTTTCATATTTTCCTGATTTTAAGTGATTGGCAAAAGAGGGGAATAATCCCCTCTCCATTACATGAACTCTCCGTTGGCGCGTCTGCGTCTGCGTTCGCCCATATCATCACCGTAAGGCTGTGAATCGCGGCGTTCGTTGTAAACCGGATATTCCGGGAAGTAACCCGGCATACGGCGTTCGCCCATATCTGAGCCGCCGCTATAGCTTCCACCGCGTGAACCACCGCTGTTACGATAGCCCATTTCACCGCCCTGCATTTCACGCATGGCTTTCTCGTAACCATGACGGCAACCCTCTCTATAGGCTTCTTCCATAGGATTACCGCCTCTCATACCGAAGTCACGGTCATATTCTCCGCGTCCTTCTTCCAATATTTCCCACATTCCCATATTATTTCTTTGTTTTAGATGTTTCAGCAACTCCGAGCTGTTCCATTAATTTCTGGTTTTGCGCAATGAGGTCAGCCATATTCCTGCTCATC